ATCCCATGATGAGTAGTAGTAATTCCATCTACAACGTGAGTACCTGTAGTAACTGTTTTAGGTAACATATCGCCTTGTATTGACAAGTTTGAACCACCAATCGAGTATTCATAGCCTGTCGAATATGACCACGATTCTATTAACTCAGTTGTATTTTGCTTACTCTCAGTTCTTGCTGTAGTAGAACCTGAATTAAATCCAGGAATAACTGGGACTGCTTGTGATGGAAGGGAAATAAAGGCTATTAATAATAAATAACGCATTAATCACCTATCGATAAAGATGAGGTTATTGAACCAGTTACAGAAGTACCAGATTTACCAGCAGTCAAGCCAATAGTTCCACCAGATACACTAGTAATTGTTGCAGCTAATCCAGTATTATCTCCTCCAGTATATGTAATCGTATCTCCCAACATTGGCAAACTTCCAACAGCACCAGAACTTAAAGTTGTAGCACTTGGAACATCATCACCTTGTACGAATGTTTCGCTAAAAGTTGTAGCTGCGCCTGCGGTCGTCTGGGTATAAGAACCTGAACCATGCGTTGCAGCGACTCCTGTTAGAGCATTATTTGATGATGCTGGGACGTCTAAATGTCCCATTGTCCCTGCCGTTACTCCAGAGCTACTCATAGAATATGTACTTCCGATGCGTTTTGCGTGAGAATAACTTCCGTCAACTGACGCTTGAGCTGTAGCTGTGATCTTATGGGTGATACCTCCAGCATGAACTGGGGCTGCTAATAGCAGTAGGAAAAGAAAGTGCTTCATGTAAGCTTGCCTGTTTGTGGATCTATTTCCTTGCCAGAAATAGGATCAATGCGTGGTTTATCTGGTACTAACTTTATAGGAGTCTCGACTTTGATGATGGTATAAGGAACACCGTTATCAAGTCCTTTTAATCCTCCTTTGTCCTTATTTTCTTTATCAAGTTTATAAGTTCCATCACCTTTTTTAGACGTTGTAGTAATATTAAAGGAGGCCAAAACCCCTGTAAACACTGAAGCTATGAATGTTGGATCTATTTTTTGTTGTGGTATTCCTGGGATAGAAACGTAATTTAAAGTCAAGATCGCACCGGACCACCCAAGAACAATAATTTTTATAAGTGTAGTAATCGCATTGGCTTGTTCTTCTTTATCATCAAAGCCCTCCTTTAACCTTTGTATTGGGTTTTTTTTGTTTTCTTTTTTGTCTTGGGTTTCGCTTTTGGTTTCGTCATTCATAAAAAAAATACAAGCTTGCCAAACTAAGATAAGACAAATTGCTTAATTCGTCAGTGCATGAAATAACAGCTGCCATTATCGGTGCTTTTGCAAGCATGGTTTTAATGACCTTTGGAAGTATTAATAGACGCAGAGAAAAAGATATTATTGAAATATTTAGACGCTTAATTCAATTAGAAAAATCTGTTGTCAGACTAGAAGAATCTAAAAAATATCATTGACTCATAATCCTTCTAATCAATTCTGTTTTTGAATAATGTCCTGTTGTTTCAGCTAAACTCATTAATTTTCTAGATGATAAATATCTTAAAAAATGTTTATATCCTTCCCTTTGTTTAGGACTTTTATAAACAAATAATGATCCAATAGCTTTAAACATAGTAGAATCTTATCTATAGAAACAACAAAGCCTCCCTTATGACCAGAGGAGGCTTTATTGGGCTTTTAATGGGGACTTTCAAGCCAATCTAACCCTAACAACAATCTTATTTTTTGCAAATTACCAATGCTTAGTTATAAACCTGAATGGAGAAAAGCAGATGAAGAACGTGTTTTAAGAATGGAACGTTTATATATTCTTGACGGTAGACACAGACCTGATCATAAACTTCATGGCCTTTATACCGGTCTTAACGACAAAGCAGAAGAATTAGAAAACTATATGGCTGCTTAATTAACGCTATCCTGTTAACTAAATACACTTAAGGAACCTATGGAAGATAATAAAAAAGCCTTAGAAAGCCTTCATACAGTACTTGTACAAGAATTATTAGACAGAATTAGAGCAGGTGATGCTAAACCTTCTGACTTAAATGTTGCTAGACAGTTTTTAAAAGATAATGGTATTGAATGTATCCCTGCACCAGAATCACCCTTTGGCGATTTAATGGCTTCCCTTCCTGATCTAGAAGCTATTCATCCTCTAGAGCGTTAATGTGCAACCTTTACCAGAGAAATTACAAGACTTTAGATACTTTCTAATTCTTACTTGGAGGCATCTAAACCTTCCTGATCCAACACCAGTACAACTAGAAATAGCTGAATACCTTCAACACGGTCCACGTAGAAAAATAATTCAAGCTTTTAGGGGTGTAGGTAAATCTTGGATTACTTCTGCTTACGTAGTCTGGAAACTACGCATGAATCCACAACTAAAGTTCCTTGTGGTCTCTGCTTCTAAAGATAGAGCTGATAATTTCTCTACTTTCACAATGAGACTTATCACTGAGATGGATATCCTTGCTCCATTACGTCCAGATGGTAACCAGAGAAACTCTAAAATAAGTTTTGATGTAAGACCTGCTAGAGCTGACCACGCTCCTTCAGTTAAATCTGTGGGTGTACTAGGACAAATGGCAGGTTCTAGGGCTGATGAAGTCGTAGCTGATGACGTAGAAGTTCCTAACAACTCCTTCACTCAACCGATGAGAGACAAGCTTAGTGAAGCTGTTAAAGAATTTGACGCAATCCTTAAACCTAAAGGCAAAATTTGTTTCCTAGGTACTCCGCAAACAGAACAATCCCTTTATCTCACCTTAGAAGAAAGAGGATATGAAACCTGTATATGGCCTGCTAGATATCCAAACCTTAAAAACAATTACGGAGATAGACTTGCTCCTAAAGTTGCTCAAAGGCTTCTAGATGAGGTTGTAAAGCCTAAAGATCCTGTTGATCCAGAAAGATTCAATAGTGTTGACCTAATGGAAAGAGAAGCTTCCTATGGTCGCTCTGGCTTCTCCCTCCAGTTCATGCTGGATACAAGTCTAAGTGACCAAGATAGATATCCTCTTAAACTTTCTGACCTAATAATCTCCTCAATAAACCCTGAACATGCTCCAGAAAAAATCATATGGTCTAACTCTCCTGAATATTCCCTTCCAGATCTCCCATGTGTAGGTTTTAACGGAGATAGATACTACAGACCTGCACAAGAGTTTGGTGATTGGATTGAATACACAGGTTCAGTTATGTCTATTGACCCTTCTGGTAAAGGAAAAGATGCTACTGGTTACGCAATTGTCAAGATGCTTAACGGAAACCTATTTGTATCTGATGCAGGTGGCCTAATTGGTGGCTATGACGAGTCTGTTCTTACAAAATTAGCCAGATTAGCTAGAGATCACAAAGTAAATACCATCATCGTTGAAGAAAACTTTGGAGGAGGTATGTTTGCTGAACTACTTAAACCTGTTCTTTCTAAATTTCATCCCTGCCAAGTAGAAAACGTACGTAATAACAAAACTAAAGAGTTCAGAATCATCGATACCCTAGAACCTGTAATGAACTCTCACCGATTAATCATTGATAGGAAAGTCGTAGAAAAAGACTACAGATCCAATACAAATGAAGCACCAGAAAGAAAACTAAAACTCCAGCTTTTTTATCAAATGTCCCGCATAACACGTCACAAAGGCTCCTTAGTTCATGACGATATCCTAGATGCTCTATCTGGTGCTGTCTCCTACTGGACTGATTACATGTCTGCTGATGAAGATCGCAACATAAGATCTAGAAAAGAAGAACTTCTAAGACTTCACCTAGATGAATGGGGTTCCTCCATAAATAACACAATCACTCAAACAGCTATGGGTATGTCTATGGACCAAATTAAACAAACTGACCATTCCAATGCTTCTATGTTCTGACTACACTAACTTTGTAGTTTCTAATGCAAGCTACTTACTACACATCTAATGGGATTAGATGGCTACTAAACCCTTTGGCTTTTAGAGGAGGTCAAAGGGTTTTTTAGTACTTCTTACTAATTAAGGTCACCCATAAATTGACAATAGGGTCACCCCCAAATCATCTTTAAGGACACTACTAAATCTTCTTTAAGGTTCCACACCCATTTGCCCAGGGGCCCATCTACGAAGTAGATCCTCGCAGAGGGAGAAACAAAGAAAGAAAAAAGAAAAGTAACAAAAGAAAAAAGAAAGAAACACAAACAGGACTCCAAAAGACTTCAAAGGTTTCTAACAAAAGAAGAAGCTGCTACAGATTCTTCCCTCTCTTCTTAACCAAAAGCCCTCCTTATAACCTTCCTATAACACTCTTATGACCTCTTATAGCTAACTCCTATAACGTCCCATTGGGATCATTCTGGGCGATCCCTTTGGGGCACCCTCTTACTACCTGTTCTCTCCTCCTAAATACTCCCCTTTGTTTTGACGCAAAAATTTGAAGGGGTATATCTACTACTACGCACGAAATCTACCCCCTTCGATAGTCAAAAATTAGAGAAAAAAAAGCCTTTTTACTGTATAAATCTTGCATAACTGTTTTATAGACAGTTATGCATAGGCTAAAAGGCTAGTGGTAGTAGTCTATTAGTAATTAATAAATACCATTTGGACAAACTCTGGACAGGGTAGGGGAGGTATAGCCACTAAATAGGGTCTAATAACTACATTTAGTACATTTGTACTTGTGTTTTTATTTCATCGATGGCCTACCTATAGTCCTTAACAAATTGAAACAAAGGAGAAGAGAGCAAGTCGTACCAAGGGATCATTCGATCAAAGGTACTAGGTAAGATTGTTAAAGCACTAGGTAGATGTATGATTAAATTGATCACTGGTTTAGCTAGTGATTGTCCCAGAACCTATTCAATTAAATGGAAAGAACTTATCAAGTTACCTATGCTTGTGATTTTTTAGATCCTAAGCCAGTTGTTAAAACATTTGATCTATTTGATGAGATGCAAGACTGGATAACTGAGGAAGTAGAACAAAGAGTTCAATGGTTCGTAGATCATTCTCCATACTCTATTTCAGAGAAAGAAAGATCAGACCAGGAACAGGTTGAGTATTCCTTAGTTCAGATCAAAGAGATCTAATTGACTATCCTATGAAGCCTTCTTAATGGAGGTTTCACAGGGTATTCAGTAGCTCTTTAGAGCTGCACTATTACCCTTTTAAACCCAGAATCTTTAAAAACTTATGACTACTTCTTCAAAAGAGAAGATGTATCAACAGATAGAAAAGCATGGAGAAGACTTAAAAGTCATCTTTAATCTTTCTAATGATGTTGATTCAATCAAGCTATGTAAGCAGCTTTTTAGACTAGAGAATAAAGCTCATCAATTAGCAGAAGATGACTACAACGGCCTTGATGTCAAAGCTGAAGTAGAAAGCATTTTTAAAAGTGTTTGTAAAGTTCTAAACATTTCAAGCATTAAGGAATGGGGAATCTTTTGGAATAATGACCCAAGAGGTTTCGCTTTAAAAATTGATGATGAGACAGTCAGAAAGAATGACTTAAAAATTCATCGTGATTGGGGCGGAAATGGAATTTTAGCTCCTGACTTTTCCTAATTTTTACTAATGACTAAATTAACTCTAGTTTTATCAACTGATAACGCAGCTTTTGAAGGTGAGAATCTAGGCCCAGAAATAGCAAGGATTTTAAAATCTTACGCTAACGCTATCAAGGAAGTTAAAGACCCTGAGAGCCAATGGGAACTAGAAAGCAGGCTAAGAGATGTTAATGGTAATACCGTTGGCTCTGTTAGTCACAGTTAATCCTCTAGAGGGCCTTAGGGCCTTCTATAGGCTTATCTAATAAGCCTAATGTCCTTTCTAAGTCCCAGAAACTTATGAAAACTATTTCTATTCCTTTAACAGATCAACAATATAGTTATCTGTCACGAGTAGGAGAAGAGAACAGGAGAAAGCTTCAAGATGTTATTTATTTAATGCTTGAAGAAGGCGGTCAATGTTGTTGTCATGACACTCTTCAATGTTCTGTAAAGAAGCTTGAGGAAGAAATTTCGGAAGAAGACAAAGCACAACTCAAACTCAATAAAAAGATTGAGGATGAGAATAGTGGTATGTGTTTTAACGAAAAAGAAAAACTCGGCTATAAGCATGTCTGTAAACATTTTACAGAAGATGAATTTAGAGAAATCTTCAAGAGTATTGGAAACTTAATTATTGATCCTTCACCTGTTAAATCATGACTGAAAGAGAACTATTCCAGGCGTTTCATGTTCCTTATAGGAGCCCATCTGAACTAGAAGAAGAGAAATTAAAACAGTATCGGCAAGCGAAAGCAGCTGATGACTGGTTATTTAATGACTCTGATTCTTTACCTGAATAAATGAACCTATGGAGGGTCTTCTATGGCCTTCCACAGGTTCCTTTTTATAAGGAACCTACAAAGTAGTGCTTTAGCGCTACGCAAGCCCCAGAAATCTATTTGTTATGTCTAACAACATCACAGAAAACTCTACGAGAGTAGAGATAGTTACAGCTGCCTTAGAGGTTATTGATAGCCAACAAGATGAGCTGCAAATGCTAAGGGAAAGGCAACTTGTCTTAATATCCCTAGCCGGATTTTTATTTATTATCCATTTGCTTTTTTAAAGATGGCATATCCTTTTTTAAAATTCAGCACTCAAGAAAAAATGTATATGAACGCTCTTCAATTAGCTATTTCCGCTCCTAATGAAGAGACTTCAAAAGAATATACGTTTTATGCTTCAACAAAAAGCAGGGGTATCACTGAATATAAGATCAAAGCTATTAAAGAAGTAGTTCAAGTTACTTCTGATCTAATAAAAGATCGTAGTAAGAAGAAAAAAAACTTTAAAGCTTTGGCTCACCATGATTTTAAGCTTTTTAAAAAAGAGCTAGGAGAATCTCATGCTTAAGTGCCCTTCTTGTGGCTCTGTAAGTTTTGTATCCACTGGAGCGGGTCAGGAAAAAATTCCTGGCGCTCCTTCAGTAGAAACACGTAACACAGACCAAACACCATATATCCGTAGGAGGAGGAGATGTTCTAAATGCAATCACTTGTTTTCTACTAGGGAATATGAGGTAGAAGAACTTCAAGCAATCATGCTTGGAGTCAAGAAAGAATCAGGAGATTTAGAAGGAAGTGAAAAGCACTTAGCTTCTATTTCTGCTGAGGTAGCAGATTTATTAGAAGAGCTGCTTTCATGGGCTGGTCAAGTAAATAAGCATAAGAAACAACTCAAAAAGAGGAAGGAGAATCATGGATTGCCCTAAATGTAAATCTAAATCTACTTTCGTTATAGAAACTAGACCTGATTCAAATGGAGAAAAAAGAAGAAGAAGAGAATGCCAAGATTGTAAATGGAGATTTACAACTTATGAAGTTCATTCCTATAACCTTCTAGATGATGAAAAATTTGAAAAAGATAAAAAGAAATTAACTGATTCATTAGAAGAAACTAAGCATTCAATAGTGAATGCTATTAACACATTGCTTCAAAACATTGATGACTTACCTAGACCCTAATGATTGTCCGTGGACACCTGAATATCAGATGTCACAACCAGGCTATAAGGCTGAATTAGCACAAGACATGATCAAAAACCTAAGTAATTTTGGGTTAGCACAAGATGAACCTTGGGATCATGAGCTAATAGAAGCGTTAGCTGAAACCATTACCAACTACTACACAACAAAGGAGGAAGACTAGTGCCAATTAACAAAGAAGAATTTAGCGGCATCTCTAACAAAGTTAAGGAGTGTCTAAATGTGCTGTCTGATTTACCAGATAGTGAGAAAAAACAGTTGGCGATTCTTATGATTGCTCAAACTGTGTCTCCTAAGTTTGCTGCTGAGACAGCTAACTTTATGCTTGACTTAAATGAGTGGGAGAATATTTGATGGCTTACCATTCTTTTTCTAGTGCTTTGCCTAAGAAACTATTTGTAATTAAGATCTCTGATTCTAATTATGATCCTGGTGTCAGAAAGGAGCTAATTACTGCATCTTCAGCAGCAAAAGCTGTTGAAATAGCAAGGGGTAAATGGCCAGAATCTGATGGGATGATGGTTGTTGATAGTAGAGAACTAATTTAAAAACCATAGTTACCTAGGTTTAATTGACTTAGGTAACTCTTATAAAACAAGGAGTTACTAATGGATCAAGCCCAGATTCAGGTCCAACATGAGAATGAAATGGCTGGAAGAGCCTTTGATTCTTATTGCAGCAAGATTAGAAACAACATAGAGAAAGGTAGAGAGTCAGACAATCCTTATGCCATCACCATGATGCAGGCAGGATTACAGCCTTTTGTAGAAGAGATTGGTAAGTTTATTGATAGAGCTTGGAGAGCTAAGCCAGGAAGAAAAGCAAGAGCTGCTATTCTTCTGCAAAAGTTTAGTGATATTGATGTTGTTGCTTACATAGCATTCAAAGCAATCTTAGATAACGTCAGTCAACACAAAACTACAGCAGCTGGAGTAGCAGTAAAGATAGGGAACCTACTGGAAGATGAAGATAAGTTTTCTATTTTCCGTAAGGATGACCCTAGATATTTTGAGATATTAAAAACCCATATCAGTGACACAAAACACTATGGCTATAGAAGGGCTATGGTCCTTGGTCACATGAGGAATAAGGGGTATCAGTTTGAAGCTTGGAAAAAGGAAGACAAACTAAGAGCAGGTCTAACTTTGATTGACCTGTTAATGAAATCAGTTGGCTTAGTAAAGCTAGTCAACAAGGGGTATTTATTTAATAAGACAAAGAGAACTTATCTTGAATTTACTGAAGGTAGCTTGGCTTGGGTAAAGAGACAGAAGACCAATAGATTAGCTGCTTATCCATTGCTAATGCCTTGTCTTATTCAACCTAAGAACTGGTCTAACTTTGCTGATGGTGGATTTTATACAGAAAGACTAAGCAATATAAAAGCAGTTAAAACAAAGGGAAATGATTATTCAAAAGAGTTTGATGAAGAGAACCCAGAAGTTTTTTATGTCGCATTAAATGCTTTACAAGGTACTGAGAATGGAATTAATGAAGTTGTCTTAGAAGCTGCTAACTATTGCTGGAATACCAATACACAAGTTGGTGGTTTGATAGATGCAGAACCATTGCCTATACCTCCTAAACCATTTGACATAAATACAAATGATGATGCTCGTAATAAATGGAAAAGAGAAGCATCAATTACACATGACACCAATGCACATAACAGAGCTAAGAGATACCAATGTCTGACTATCTTAGATACTGCTGACTACTATCGTTCTAAGTCATTCTTCCACGTACATCAGGCAGATTTTACCGGACGATTATACGCAGTATCCGGATCATTTAACCCACAAGGAACAGATTTAACTAGAGGATTACACCAGTTTAAAAAAGGTGCTCCAATTAAAAATGAAAAGGATAGGAACTGGCTTTGTATTGCTGGTGCTAATCACTGGGGCATGAATAAGGCCAGCTATAAAGAACGAATTGACTGGGCAAATAATGAAGGTATTCATATGGCTAGGAATATTGCAGGTAATCCTGAAAGCTATGTGAGCTTATGGAGTAAAGCAGAAGAACCTTTTCAGTTTCTTAGCTGGTGCTTAGATATGGCTGGCTTAGATGAACAGGGATATGGGTTTATTAGTCATCATCCAGTGATGCTTGATGGTACTAACAATGGATATCAACATTTTGCTGCAATGGTTTTAGATAAAGATCTTGCCAGCTCAGTTAACTTATGTGAGTCAGAAGAACCACAAGATCTATATGAAAATATAAGAACTAATTTAATATTTAATCTTTCAAATGATGAAAGATCGTACGCAAAAGATTGGTTTGATCATAGGGAAATTATAACAAGAAAGCTGATAAAGAAACCAATTATGATGATACCTTATTCAGGCACAATCTATGGTATAGCCTTAAGTTTAAAGGAGCATTTAGTTAAACATAGCATAGAAGTTCCTTGGGGTACTCAGACATTTAAGCATTACCATTATCTAGCAGAAATGATTAAAGAATCAGTAGCAAATGTATGTCCTTCTTCTACTGAAGTCATGTCTTATTTAACTAAATTAGGTAGATGTTTTACAAAAGAAGATAAACAAATTGAATGGTTAACTCCTTCTAATTTCTTAGTCAAGCAAAGCTATCAAAAAACTTTTAGTAAAAAAATTAAAACTCAGATGGGGCATAGCACTATAAGACTGACACTATTAGAAGACTTAGATGAGATAGATAAAAGAAGATCAGTACAAAGTTTTCCAGCTAATTTCGTGCATAGCATGGATGCTGCCAATGTTCACCTAGCTTTAGAGAAAGCAAAGAGCAGGGGAATAGATCAGGTTTATACAGTCCATGATTGTTACGGAGCAGTTGCCGGACAAATAGAAGACTTTGTTACTTGTGCTAAGGAAAGTTTTGTAGAGATTTATCAAAACAATGTATTAGATGATTTATATGATCAGGCTTCTACTCAGCTAGAAGATCCAAGTAAATTACCAGCACCACTAGAGATGGGAGATTTTGATATAAAAGAAGTTATGTCAGCTCCTTATGTATTTAGTTGATAAAGGAGTGACAAGAGACAAATGAACAGTAATATGACATTCGCGCATGATAGACCTTCTAGGCTTTCAAGCGATTACAACAGATCCACTAAACGATTTACACAAATGAATCTCAAATCTGAAATTCTTAACTGCACTACACCAATTTGTAAGTTTCAATTTGCATGGCTCGTAGAACCAGACACTAAGTTTGATCCTATGGGTGAATGGAGAATTACTTGCTTAATAGATCCAGAAGAATCACAGGAACTTGAAGAGCAATTAACTGGTCTTCTTGATAGATGGAAGGCACAACTAAAGACTGCTCAACCAAGCAAGAAATTTAAACTTGCTCAACTACCTTGGGGCTTTGAAGAAGTAACTGATGGAGGAGAAACCAAAGGTTATTTTAAAGTCAGAGCAAAGATGAAAGTAGGTGGTGCAAGACCTGATGGTACTCAGTGGAAGAACAGACCACCAACATTATTTAATGCTGATGGTTCTGTGATGTCTGATAGTCAGAAGGTTGTTGTTAACAAATGTGGTCCAGGTACTACAGGACAAGTCAACCTACGGTGTAGCGGTTGGGAAACTCCTGCCTTTGGAGTTGGAATCAAGATTCAACCTGAAGCAGTAATGATTAAAAACCATGTTGAATACTCAAGGAGTGCAACTGGGTATGGCTTTCAAACAGAAGACCCACAAGAGCCAACCCAAGAGTGCCCAATGCCAGCCACAGCAGTTGCAACAGACGAGTTCTAAACAAAAGTACAGAAGTAAATTCGAAGCTGGAATTGCCGCTACCCTATACAAAAACAAAGTTGCCTTTAGTTATGAATCCCTTGAGCTGGAGTACACCCTCAGTTGCTGTTACAAGCCTGATTTTATCCTTAGCAACGGGGTCATTGTTGAGACTAAAGGTTTCCTCTCAAAAGAGGACAGAAGAAAAATGGTTGCGGTTAAGGCGGCAAATCCCAGTTTAGATATACGTTTCTGCTTCCAGAACGCAAAGACAAAACTAAGTCGTGGCAAAAAGAGAAGCCTTTCTTATGGTCAATGGGCTACTAAGAATGGTTTCCCTTGGTGTCATAAAACAATTCCTGCTGATTGGTACTAATGGATAACAAACAACGCATTGAGTATGCAGAAAAAAGAATCAAAGAATTACAAGACCTAATCGAACATTGGAAAGCTAATGACAGAAACCAACAAGTACGTCAAGAAAGAACCCTGTCCTAACTGTGGCAGTAAAGACAATCTTGCTGTCTATTCAGACGGCCATGCTTTTTGCTTTGGCTGTAGTTACAGAGTGCCTGCTCCTACTGAAACAAAACACAAACGTAAATCTTATTACTCCTCTAAACCAGTGACCCAACCATTAATAAAATTTGTTCAGCATAAAGAACTTCCTCATAGAAAGATTACAGAAGAGACTGCTAAATTTTTTAATTATGGATATGCAGAACAGAATGGAGAAAGAGTACAAGTAGCTACTTATGAAGATCAATTAGGTAGACCTGTTGCACAACATCTAAGACTTAAAGGACCAAAAGGTAAAACATTTAGATGGGTAGGTGATTGTAAAAATGTACAGTTATGGGGTCAGAAACTATGGCGACAACACGGTAGTTACGGAAACATTTTTGCTGTAATCACAGAAGGCGAGATAGATGCTATGTCTATTTCACAGGTACAAGGCAACAAATTTCCTGTAGTTTCTCTGCCATCTGGTGCTCAGTCTGCTAATAAGTATTTAGCTGCAAATTTAAAATGGCTCAACCAATTCGCCAAGATTGTTCTTTGCTTCGATTCCGATGAACCTGGTATCCAAGCAGCAGAGAAAGCAATTGAAATATTACCTGCTGGAAAAGCAGCTATATGCCGATTACCAAGAAAAGATGCTAATGAAATGCTCCTCGCAGGTGAAGGAGAAGAACTTAAAAGTCTGCTGTGGAAAGCAACACCTGTTAGACCGGATTCAATCCTAAATGCGAATGATTTATGGGAAGAACTAACTAAAGAAGGAGCAAGTTCTGTTTGTCCTTTTCCTTATCCAATGCTGGATCAATTCACTAGGGGTTTTCGTAAATCCCAAATGATTACGATTTGCGCTGGATCAGGAACAGGGAAATCAAGCCTGTGTAGAGAGTTAGCCCATCATTTTTTAAAGAATAAATTGACCGTCGGGTACATAGCTTTAGAAGAGTCAGTACAAAGAACTATGCAAGGCATCTTAGGTATAGAACTTAATAAGCCACTGCATTTAGAAGAACAGATAGAAGAAGTAGAAGGATTAAAACCAGCCTTTGATAAATTATTTGGTACAGAAAAATTATTCCTCTATGACCATTTCGGTTCAATGGAACCAGATAGATTAATAGAACAGATTCAATACATGGCTACAGCAGAAGGAGTAGATGTAGTTATTCTTGACCATCTAACTATTGTCATCTCTGGATTAGCTGATGTAGATGAGAGAAGAGCTATTGATATTACTTGTACAAAACTTAGACAGGTAGTTGAAAGTACTGGTGTCGCTATCATTCTTGTCTCTCATTTAAGAAGACCACAAGGTGTATCACATGAGCAGGGATCACAAGTTTCTACCTCAGATTTGAGAGGCAGCTCAGCAATTTTACAATTATCAGATTTATGTATTAGTGCAGAAAGAAATCAACAAGGAGACCCTGCTGAACGATCTGAAATGCAATTAAGGATTCTGAAGAACAGACATACTGGTTCTACTGGACCAATAGATAAGCTTCTGTATGACGAAAATACTGGTCGTCTTTCTATTCCTATGTCCACTTATTTCGGTGCTTAACCATGACCTTATTAATTGATGCTGACTGGTTAATTTATTCTTCTTGTTGCAGTTGTGAGCAAGATGTTAAGTGGGATGACCATCTACATACTCTTCACTGTGATGAAAGAGATATACATGAAATGATTGATAGTCGAATTGAGTATTACCAAACCATTGCTGATGATAAAAATGATGTGGTCATGTGTTTCACTGAGTACCCAACATTTAGACATCAACTATTTCTTGATTACAAAGCCAATAGAAAAAACAAACGTAAGCCATTAGCTTTATACGCAATCATTGAACAGATCTCACAGAGATATGAGTCAGTTTCTTATACAGGTTTAGAAGGTGATGATGTCTTAGGTCTCCTTGCTACATCAAAAAGATATTCAAATCCTATTGTTGTTTCTCCTGATAAAGATATGAAGACTGTTCCTTGTACTCTTATTGTTAAAGACGATATGGAACTAATAACTAAGAAAAAAGCTGATAGACACTGGATGATTCAAGCTTTAACTGGAGATACTACAGATAATTTTAAAGGACTAATTGGTTGTGGTCCTGTTACAGCAGATAAGATTTTAGGTGATGCAAAAACTCTTCCTGATATGTGGAACAAAGTAGTAGAAGCCTATGAAAAAAAGAAACAACCTTTTACTGATGCATTACTAACAGCTCGTCTTTCTCGCATTCTTCGAGAAGGAGATTTCAACTACAAAACTAAAGAGGTAGAACTATGGACCCCGTAACTAAACCTGAACATTACAACTTTCCTATCCCACCAATTGAATACATATTGAAAAATAATATGGGGTACTGTGAAGGCAATGTTATTAAATACATTTCACGTTGGTATAAGAAAGGAGGTAAGGAAGACTTGAGAAAAGCTAAAATGTATATAGAATATTTGATGGCAACAGAAGATTGATAACTTTATTTCTGCTATACTCTCTTTCTTAAAGTGGACTACAATAAATCTGAACACATCCCTTTCCCTGTATTAACTGACGAGTTGCTTAAAGCTCTCGATAGTCATTACCCACAAAGACACCCAGACTTATCTTTATCTGATAGAGAGATTTGGTTTAGGGCAGGTCAAAGATCTGTTGTTGATTACTTGATTGAACAACAACAACGACAAAGGGATAACATGTTAACTAACGTTTTGGAGCATCAAATCTAATGTGTTTTGGAAGTAAACCAAAGATGCCGAAAGAGGCAAAAATTGCACCTATGCCAGAGAAAACAGCAGGTGCTTTAACTACTGGTAAAAACAGAAAAGGTCGTAGATCTGGAAAATCACGTTCTTCTGGTGGTGGTGGAAAAAATACAGGTATAGGTTCACTAAGGATTCCATTAAAAGCAATGGAAAATCTTAGGTACTAATCATGGATCTTGCTATAGGGCAAACAGCTGCTGGTCGATATGAACAGTTAGTAAGTGATCGTGCACCCTATGAAAGGGAAGCAAAGGATGCTTCTAAATTAACGATTCCTTCTTTAATACCGGAATCAACTGTAGGTAAACACGCAAAGATAAAAACTCCTTTCCAAGCAGTTGGCGCCAGAGGTACAAATAGCCTTGCTTCCAAGCTCCTTATTGCTCTTCTACCTCCTTCTACTCCCTTCTTCAAACTAAGTATTGATAGTCTTGCTTTGCTTCAGGAAGGACAAGAAGGATTAGAAACTGAAATAGATAAAGGGTTAAAGACTATAGAAAGTGCATTGATGAATGAGATAGAAATATCTAATGACAGGGTTGCTATGTTTGAAGCCCTTAAGCATTTAATAGTTGGTGGTAATGTTCTTCTTTATTTAACTGACAAAGGTTTAAAGGTTTATCACTTAGATAGATATGTCTGTAAACGTGATGATGTTGGTAATGTCTTAGAAATTATTACAAAGGAGACAGTTCATCCTCAAGCTTTACCAGATAAATTTTTAGAACAAATTAAAAAGAAAGATAATTATGACGGTAAAGATTATGACGAAGACTTAGATATCTATACATGTATAAAAAGATATGGTGATGAGTTTACTTGGTTCCAAGAATGTAAAGGGGAAAGGATTCCTGGCACTGATGGTAAATCAAAAGCTGATGTATCTCCTTGGATTTTATTACGCTGGACTAGAAGAGATGGAGTTGATTATGGAGATGGATATGTCACTGAGTACAAAGGAGATTTAATTAGTCTTGAGTCTTTAATGCAAGCAATAATTGAAGGTGCTGCTGCTAGTGCTAAGACATTATTCCTTGTTAATCCTAATGGTGTTACTAGGGCTGCAACCTTAGCCAAGGCTCCTAATGGTGCAATACGTGAAGGTTCTGCTAATGATGTTTCTGTTCTGCAAGTAAATAAAGGTGCTGACTTCCAAGTTAGTTTTTCTGCTATTCAACGTATAGAAAGTCGTCTTGAATATGCTTTCTTAATGGCTAGGTCAGTACAAAGAGATGCAGAAAGAGTGACAGCAGCAGAAGTTTCTATCATGGCAAATGAATTAGAAAATAGTTTGGGAGGAATATATTCAATACTGACTCAAGAATTTCAGCTGCCATATTTAAGAAGAAGAATGCACATGCTTACTCGTAGTGGTAAGGCTCCTAAGTTACCAGAAAAGATAGTCAAACCTAAGATAGTCACTGGTCTTCAAGGTCTTGGTAGAGGTAATGATAGAGCTAGGTTAGTAGAATTTATTGGTACAATTTCTCAGGCTTTAGGACCAGATGTTATGAGACAATACGTAAATGTCGATGAAGCTATTAAACGTTTAGCTAATGCAACTGGTATAGATACCGCTAACTTAGTTAAGTCCCAAGAACAAATTGCACAAGAGCTACAAGCTCAACAACAACAACAGCTGATCCAACATCTTGGGCCAGCTGCTTTAGGGTCTCCTTTATTAGATCCTAAAAACAATGCCCAAGCACAACAACTAACGGAGCAAACCGATGCCAACCCAGAAGCCGTCTGAACCAACTAAACCAGTTGAAACACCAAAGGTTGAAAAGCCTAAAGTGCAAGCACCAAAGGTAGAGACACCAAAAGCAGTAGAAGATACTTCAGCTAATGCTGTAGTCAGTAGACTTTCTCCTGAACCTAATACTGATACATCACAAAAAGTCGAATACAAGACTAGAAAAGGAAACACAATCTCAACTTTTAAAGGTTAATTTATGGCTGAATCACAAGTAGCTACACAGGAAACTCCTCCTATGTCTAGAGAGGATTTAGAAACTCTTGCTAAAAATGAGACTGATGATGATGGTCTTATTCTTGGTAAATTTAAATCAGTAGAAGATCTTGCTGCTTCTTATAAAGAATTAGAAGGAAAGCTAGGTCAAAAAGAAGAGACTACTGAATCAGAAGCTGAAGCTTCAACAGAAGAAACAACTGAAGAAGAATCAGAATTTGATGCTAAGGAATTTTATGGTGAAGGTTTAGCTGAAGTATTAGAAGAAGTTGGAATTGATGTCCAAGATATTTCTAAACGTTTCCAAGAAACTAGTGAGATATCAGAAGATGACTATTCCAAATTAGGAGAAGCAGGTTTTTCTAAAACTATTGTTGACACTTATCTCAATGGACTAAGAGGTAATGCTGAAGGAGCTGCTGCTATCGCTGGTCAACAAATTGAATCTATTAAAGATTCTATTGGTGGTGATGCTGAATATACCAAGCTTCAATCTTGGGCTACTCAGAATTTACCAGAATCGGACTTAAATGATTTCAATTCTTTATTAGAACAAGGAAATACCTCCGCTATAAAGTGGGGAGTACAAGGTCTTTATTCACAATACAAAAATGCTATGGGAACTGAACCTGATTTAGTAAGTGGTAAGTCTGGTCAAAGTGGTGCAACACCATTTAGATCTTCTGCTGAAGTACAAGCTGCTATGAAAGATCCTAGATATGGAAAGGATGTGACTTATACAGAGAACGTCTATGCTCGTATGGCTGATAGCGATGTCTTTTCTACTAAGAGGTAACAATTATGGGTGGTTTACTTGATGCATTTAAGAAGAAAAAGAACAAAGGTCCGTGGTCTCCTACTGGTAGAGCACAACTAATGAAAGCTCAAGCATATTTAAGTTCAGGTGGTGATGAATCTTATTTACCGTCAGGTGTTACAGCAGCACAGGTAAATGCTTGGAATAAAACACGACAAAACAAATAGGTAAAAGGAGAATATATGGATTTTGGTGATCCTTCTTTGCAGTCTCTGTTATGGGGGCTGCTTTTTATTTGCTCTGAAATAGTAGGTTTATCCAAACTAAAGAGCAATGGTCTTATTCAATTTGCTTTAAATATCATCAAGCTTATGAAAGCCAGTGGTGTTGGCAAATCTAAATAACTGTTATTATTCAATTACTTCTAAGTTTTTCTCAATATTAAGTTGCCCCTTGCGAGGGATAACACCTTGAGAAAGGAAAGGCAGTTGAAGTGCTAATCAATTATTAATTAACACAAGGAACAAATTATGGCTAACGCCACAGTTTCACGCCTTGGTCTGGTTAACAATAGTGGTACTGGCTACGATGCCCTTTTCTTAAAGGTTTTTAGTGGCGAAGTTCTGACTTCTTTCTCTGAGAACAATGTGTTCAACGAGAGAATGCAAACTGTTAGGACTATCACTTCAGGTAAATCAGCCCAATTTCCAGTTTTAGGTACAGCAACAGCTGCCTATCACTCAGTGGGAACCCCGCTAGTTGGTGCTAACCAAATCAAGGCAAACGAAAAGATTATCTCTATTGATGATCTCCTCATATCACAAGCGTTTATAACGGATCTTGAAGAGCTCAAGAATCATTATGACGTTAGAGCTACCTATGCTTCAGAGCTAGGAAAGGCTCTTGCTAGAAGGTATGACCAGAACGTTGCCAAGGTAATTGCTAATGCTTCAAGAGCTTCAGCAACTATCTCTGGTGGTAGTGGTGGTACTGTTCTAACTCTTGCTAACGGTAATACTGCATCTTCAGATGTTACTGGTGATGAGTTAGCAGCAGCTATCTATGATATCGCTCAAGCATTTGATGAGCGCGATATCCCTCCTACAGATAGATTCGTTGTATTGCCTCCAGCCGAATATTACAAATTACCTGAGTCAGCTACTCGTACTGTCGATACTGATTTTAACCCAGGTGGTAATGGTTCATTTGCGTCAGGTCGTGTTCAGCAGATTGCAGGTATGCCTGTGATCATGAGCAACAACATTTCACAGGAGAACAAACCTCCAGGTGGAGCTGATGCTAATGAATTAGGTGGATCTAATAACACCTATGCTGGTGACGACAGTAAGACTATTGGTTTAGTCTTCCATAAGTCAGCAGTTGGTACAGTGAAACTCATGGACATGACTACTGAAATCAGTGGAAGTGACTATGGAATTATGTATCAAGGTACATTGATGGTTGCGAAATATGCTCTTGGGCATGGAATCCTAAGACCAGAAGCAGCAGCTACAATTAAGTTGTCTGCATCTTAACCACATGCGAAGAGTATCAATCTGGGATGGGTTGGTACTCTTCTTTTTCTTTAGGTATTAAATATGGCAAGCAAAAAAAAGAAAAAACCTCAAACAATTGCAGATCTTTATTTAAGATTTGAATATCCAAAAAAGAAATGGAAAGGATGGGAATATTACGAAGGAACAAAGAAACAAAGAGATCAAGAAGATAAACATAATAAATATCTAAAAGAAAAAGGAATTGATAAGCTTAAACTACATAGCAAGTGGAACACGAGGAACGTTTAATGGCTACAGCAACAACAGAGTTAGAAGCAGTCAATACCATGCTTTCAAGCATAGGTGAATCTCCTATTAACACCTTGGTTGGTAGCTTGGGTGTTGATGCAAAGATGGCACAAACAATTTTGAAAGAGATTAATAAAGATGTTCAATCAGAAGGATGGCACTTCAACACAGAAATAGATTTAACCTTAACAAGAGATGCTTCTAAGCAGATTGCTTTAGCTAGTAATACGTTAAGAATTGACCCTAATATTCATGATCACGCTTCAGTTGATGCTGTTCAAATTGGTTTAAAACTATATGACCGTAAAAAACATACATATGAATTTGATGAAGATTTAATTTGTACTGTTGTTTACTTCAGAACTTTTGATGAAATACCGGAACCTGCTAGACGTTATGTAATGATCAAAGCTGCAAGAATCTTTATTGATCGCATGGTAGGTGACGATGGATTAAGAACTTTTACACAACAGGATGAAATAAGAGCAAGATCAATATTAATGGAAACAGATTATTCAAATGCAGATCATAATATTTTAAGAGGTGATCCAGCATCTACTACTGTCTTCAATACATACTCACCTGCTAGTGCTTTAATTCGTTAATTATGGGTCTTATTACTCAATCTATACCTACTCTTTTAAGAGGGGTATCACAAGCTTCTGATACACAAAAACAAGCAGACCATGCTTGGATGCAATCTAATTTTGTTAGTAGTCCTACAGAAGGATTAAAGAAAAGATCAGGAGCACAATATGTAGCGACGTTACAATCTTCAACGATGGGTAATGTACATATACAAACAATTAATAGAGATGAAACTGAAGGTTATATAGCTGTTTTTGGGGATCAAACCTTAGCTATCTTTGACTCTACAACTGGAGCAGCTATTGGTCATGAAGTCCCCGATGGTGCAAGTTATTTAGACACAGATATAGAAAGAGAAGAAATAAAAACTGTTAGTATTGCTGACTATACTTTTGTTCTTAATGTAAATAAAACAGTAGCAATGGCTGCTGATGTAAGTGCTGGTGCAAACAATGGAGCATTAGTTTTCTTCAATCAAGTTTCAGATAAAACTAGTTACACAATAACTGTAAATAGTACAGTAGCTACACACGATACAAGTAGTGATAATCCATTAAGTACAACAACCGTAGGAACAAAAATAAAAGATAAACTATTAGGTCAAAATGGTGAAAGTCCTAGTAGTGGAAGTGCTTTGTCAGGTTTTACTATTCAGCAAAATGGACCTGTTTTATGGATAAAAAAAGACGATAGTACTGACTTTACTATTGATTCAAATGACACTCAAGGTAACTCACAAATAACATTAGTTAAAAGCTCTATTCAAAACTTTACTGATCTTCCTGTTGTTGCTCCTAATAATTTTGTTGTTGAAGTTAAAGGAAGTGACAGTACAAAATTTGATAATCATTACGTCAAGTTTGTAACAAATAACGGTGGTACTTTTGAACAAGGTCAATGGGAAGAAACTTTAAAACCAGGAATACAATATAAATATGATTACTCAACAATGCCTCATGTTTTAATAAGAAAATCAGATGGTCTTTTTATTTTTGCACAAGCAGATGGAGGTAATTATACTCTTTATGATAAGACAGGTACTTATTCACAAGCAAATAATGTTGTAACAGTTACTTCTACTAATCATGGTTTATCAACAGGAAATCAAATAGCTCTATTCTTTAAAACTGGTAGTGGTATAAATACTACTACTGCCGTTACAGTTACTAATGCAAATACTTTTACTTACAATGTAACTGATGGGAATTTTGCTTCAAATGCCGATGTTATATTTGGAGTACCAAATACTCAAACTTTACCTAAATGGAGTGATAGAACTGTTGGTGATTTAGATACTGCACCTAATCCTTCTTTTGTAGGTCAGAAATTAAATAACATTTTCTTTTTTAGAAATAGAATAGGTTTTCTTGCTGATGATGATGTAATTCTTTCAAGAGTATCAGACTTCTTTAACTTTTTTCCTGAAACAGTAACTACAGTTTTAGATAGTGATCCTATTGATATAGCAGCTTCTCATACAGAAATTTCTATATTAAAACATGCAACGACAATGGGAGAAGAATTAATACTTTTCTCAGAAAAAGCACAGTTTATACTAAAAGCATCTGATGACACATTGACACCTAAGACAGCATATATAGTTGTAGCTACAGAATTTAATAGTAATACAAAAGCTAAACCTGTTAGTTCGGGTAATAGCGTTTATTTTCTAACACAAAAAGGAGAGTATTCAGGTGTAAGAGAATATATAAAACAACCAGGAGTTGAAGTAAAAGATGCAAGTGACATAACAATACATGTACCTAAATATATACCTGGTAGTGTTTTTAAAATGACTACATCTAGCAGTGAAAATCTTCTTGCATTATTACCTAATAGACAAGGTGCATTCAGTGGAACGAATTTTAATAATACTTCAACACAAGACGAAAGTAGTGTTTTTATAAATCGTTGGCTATATGGTGAAAACTTTAATAAGGTTTTAAATTCTTGGTTTGAGCTAAATCTCTATTTGGATTACAAAATTCTTAATATAGATTTTATTGGGTCTGATTTATTTCTTGTTGTAGAAAGTGCTACTGAAACAGTTTTATTAAAATTACCATTTGAATCTAGATATGTAGAACCTCATGCACCAGGAGGAGAAAGTAATGGTTGTGAATTTCATTTAGATTTTAAAGTAACAGAAGCAACTACAGGTGTTTCTATTACTTACGACAGTAATACTAAACTTAGTACTTTTACTTTTCCTTATAAGTTATATGGAACACCTACAATTGTTGGAAGATTTTTAGATGATGGATTAAATGGTGGTACAGCAGAAACAAGTACTTATGTAGATAGTAAAGGTAATACAAAGACACTACAAACAGGTCAAACAATTCAAACTTCTACTATTGCTTATGACGCCGAAGGAACTACTTCAGTAGTTACAGCAACAGGTGACTATAGAAATTCAAAAGTAATTATGGGTTATACATTTGGTTCTCTATATGTCTTCCCTCCACAAAAACTAATAGATGAAAAAACAAATGCTCCTATTTTAGGAGGTAGATTTCAACTGCTTAATTTTTATTTAAAATATGAAAGAACTGCAAGCTTTGAAACATTTGTCAAACCTTCTATGGGTGAGTGGGCTAATTATAAATTCACTCCAAACCTTTTAGGCGTAAGGTATTCAACAGGTTCTACAGGTTCTGGCTCTCAACCTTTAAATAGACTAAGAACACAAAAAGGAGTTTTTAAATTTCCTGTTATGTCTAAAGCAGATATGAATTATATTGATATTTGGAGCCTTTCTTTTTTACCAGCACAGTTTCTTAGTGCAGAATATGAAGCAATGTACCATTCAAGATCTAGAAGAATTTAATGGCATATCTAAGAAAATCTAATTTATCTGACCTTACTTATGTCTGTAACCATTTAAGAATTTTAGATAAAATAGAAGCTTGGTATCAAACAGGTCAACAACCAGAAGAAGCATTAAGGCTTACTTATTTATTTACAGAAAAGAATTTAGCTATTGCTGGTGATGAAGATCAACCAATAGGTTTATGTGGTGTCTGTAGCGATGGAACTATATGGATGGTTGGTACAGATGAACTAACAAGTAAAAGAAGTTATAGGGTTGACCTAATTAAAAAAGGAAGGGAATGGGTAGACAGTCTATTGAAAACTTATAACGTCTTATATAATTATGTATATGCGGAGAATACTTCTGCTATCAAATGGTTAAAGGCTTTAGGGTTTACGTTTATTAAGTTTCACCCTGAATACGGCCACCTGAAAAAACCGTTCTATGAGTTTGTGAGGATTGTTTAAATGTGTTTTTTGACTGCTCTTACTCCTCTTCTTGCTAGTAGTGCAGCTCCAGCTGTAGTTCCTTTAGCTAATGCGACAGCTGTTGCAGGTACAGGAGGAGGTTTATTTGGTACAAGTTTCTTAAGTAGTCTGGGACTAGGTAGTGCAGGTACTGCTGCTTTCTTAGACTCAACTCTTTTAACTGGTGGAAAAAGTTATCTAGATATGAAAAGAGGAAATAAATTAGCAGCCCAAATGGAAGAAGCAGCTGACAGTGCTTTTGCTTTAAAACAAGAAGGACTTGGAGCTAGACTTAAAGAAGACAGGAAAGCAAATGCACAAGAACAATTAGCTTTAGCTAAAAAAGGATTACAAGCAAAAGGACAACTATTAGCTGCTGAAAGAACAGGTCTAACACTTGACTTATTGTTAAATGATGAAGACAGAAAAACAGGTGAAGCTAAGAGTTTATTAGAACAAACAATGGAGTCAGCAACTCAACAGTATAGAAGAAATACTTTAGGCTTTAAAGCTACAAGAGATAACAGAGTTGCTAAAGCTAACAGTATGAGAAGAGGAGGTTTAGACGTTGCTCTAGATACAATTGGTAGCGGTCTTACTCGTTACTACGGCCTTGTAGGTAACGCCTAATGACTAACAGTTTTCAACCACAAGCACAACCAGTAGACACTTATGTACAACCTCTTAGTACAGACTTAGATGTTTTAGCAAGAGCTTTAAAAGCTGTTAATCCTGGTATTGAAGCTTTCCTTGATAACAAGATGGATGAAGCAATTAAAGAAGAGCAAGCTATAGGTGTTAATCAAGAACTTGACAAGCTTTTAAATGATGGATCATTTGGAAAAATAACCAGCAAAATTAGAAAAAAAGATGGTGATGAAGTTGCTAATGAAGTAATTGGTGGAAGTATTTTTAGACGTAAAGCCGCAGAAAGAACTAGAGCACAAATAGCAAGTTTAGGTTTAAAAACTTCATTAGAAACTGAATACGATCTTCCATTTGATACAGGCAAAGTAGATGAAGATGGTCAACCTGTTTTTAAATCAATTAGTGAATTTGCACCTAACTCTCCTGAGTTTTTAACTTGGAGACAAAATCAAATTAACACTGCACTTTCAAATCTTGAAGGTGTAAGTCCTGCAATAATTACTGAACACTTTACTTCAACTTTACCAAGTCAATTATTTGCTATTACAGAGCACCACAGTAAAAGACATAAACTATTTTTATTTGATGATTACATTGGTAATACTTCTAACGTACTTGACAAAGGAGCTCAGCTTGCAATATCAGGTGATACTGATCAATTAAAAACTTTATTTAGTGATCATTTTAATGGTCTATATAAATTAGGAGTAACAGGACAACCATTGAAAAAAGCCCACACAGATACTTTACAAAATATTTATGCTATCTCTGATCGACTTATAGCAAAAGGAGGTGGTCCGATGTCTATGAAAAACGCAGAATTGCTTCCTGAACTATTAGCTGAAAATATTCCTTGGGGTCAAGGTGGAACAAAGAATTTAACAAACCATCCTGATTATATAGACATGCAAGCTGATCACGAACTTGACTTTAATAAAAAAAGACTTCAAAAATTCAAAGATGAAAAAGACTTAGAAAAGTTTATTCAAGTAGATGAAATAGAAGAGGATATGGAAAAACTAGGAAAAATGAAAATTAGAAATGAAAAAGGAGAAATTGATCCTGTAAAACTAGCAGAACGAGACGCTGAACTTGAAAGAATAAAAGCTCAAAATCCTAAATATGCTACAGAAATAGAAGCTTTCTCTCGAACTGATAATGCTGGAACAAAGGAAAGACTAAATTTAATTCGCAAGAAGATGGCAGATGGTTTTTATGGAGATGATGTAAAAAAAGCTAAAACTGATATTCGGATAGCTATTTTAGAAAATGCAACTCCAGAAGATGATGAACTTCGACAGTTAGGAGAACGATTAGAAAAATATGCCGAAGTAAAAATGGCTGAAATTGGAAAAATGGTAGACACTTCTATAGAAGAAGTAATGAAACCCATTAACTTTGCTCTAAAAATTAGTCCTTTCGGGAACTTTGGACAAGGGGAAAATAACAACAAATCTCTTAAAATGAAATTAAAAATACAAAAAGAATTATCAACTTGGTTTGATAATTACACTTTAAAAGATGAAAAGGGAAACACAGTAAAAGATGAAAATGGCAAGCCTACACAAGCTTTGCCAAGTCAAGATGAAATTGACGCTAAAATATTACAGTTACAAGAACAAGGACTATCTTACCTCGAAGTTTTAGATCAAGCAGAAATTGATGCTAAATATCCAACAGGTGAAAAGGGTACCTATACGAACATATTTAAATCTATGGAACTAACTGGTGGCAGCAATACTAATTTAGGAGGCAAAAACAAACCAACAAATGATTTTGAAAGTGGTTCTTTACAAACTCAACAACAAGGAAACAAGCCAACACCAACTCAAACAAATAATCAAACAACAGAAACAGAAACAGAAGTAAAAGAAGAGGAGGAAGTCCTTAGCAGTATTCTTCCAGCTGAATACAACAAACTTAATGAAAGCCAGAAAGAATTATATGAACCTCTACAAAACAGAAGAGGCAGAATTGTTGCTTATGTACCTACTGAAGAATATGACTATCAAGGAAGTGGAATTAGAGATTATCTTGAAGATAAAAAAATAAAAGCCCTATTTGGTTTTGAAACAGGAAAAGGAAATAAAAAAGAGAATGAAGCTTTAAGAACAGAAGTTCAAACAACTCCTATTTATGACAAAGGTGTTCTTGAACAACAAGTTGAGAGATTAGAAGAATTAGCTAGAAAGTTTCCAGAAGGAATTAGTTGGGAAGAGTTAAGCGTAGGTTCTGACTTTAGACTAAGAAAAAGATCAGAAATAGATTTTGAAGCTATTAATGTAATACTTGATCGAACAGGATTAACACCTAAAGAGTTCTTTGAAAGTCAAATGAATGCACATGAAGTACCAATACCAACAGGATTATTTGATAAACTTTTCCCTCCTATTAAAGAGAACATTACAATACCTGAATTTAATAAATTAAGTAATGAAGAAAAGCAGAATTATGAATTTAAGCTAAAAAAAAACGATAAACAAGCCTCTTCAATCTTAGACAAAGGAACATTAATAGCAGGAGAGTTACAACCTGGAATGCTGCCTTCAATTTCTAATATTAAGAAAGTACCTTCAAATTTAAAAGGACAACAAGAAAGAGACTTTGATCGAGCTTGGGAACCCATTACGCCTTTAGATAAAAGACAAACTGATTTAGGTAATGCTTTATATCAAGAAGGATTTAAAGATGAAGAAAAGCTAGCAACAATGCTTGCTATTTCAAGAGCAGAAACAAACACTCGAAGTATTAGAAATAATATTGCTTTAGATAAAGGAGATGAAAGTTACGGACCTCTACAAATAAACATGATAGATACAGCTGCATCAAATTACTTAGGACAATGGCGCATGGGTAAATGGAAATGGTTAAAAGATAGAAATGATTTATTTGATATAAACTTAAATGCAAAAGCTGCTTACGACATTTTTATAAATGAACCTTGGCTAAATAATAATAAAGAAGGATTATTTAATGCTTGGTCTAGTTATACAAGCAAGAAACATCTTCCTTACATGGAAGAAGCAAGGAAAAAAGCAAAAGAAATTATCTTAAATCAAAGCAAGCCTAGAAACGATGAATCCAGTACCATAGATAGAAGGCCTGATATTGCGTAGCAACAAACCAACAACTAATTAGTTATGACTAACTCTTACTTGTCTGAGCAAAACAATCCTTATGATCAAGATCCTTTAAATAATGCACTAAGACAAATAGGAGGTTTTGGTATTGAAATAGGTACTGGAATAACAACAGATCTCAAGACTGCTCCTTTACTTGTAACTCCTATTCCTGGTGCTCGTGTTGCTTATGGAGTTATTAACTTTAGTTCTGGATATGCTTCTAACGTAGCTGCACAAAAGATTAGAGGAGCTGAGTTTAGTTATGGAGAAGCAATAGCAGCTGGTCTCTTTCAAATGATCCCATTTGGATCTACTGGTAAAGGTATTAAAGGTTTAGCTGGTGCAGGTCTTCAAGGTGCTGTTACAGCTGGAGGAGAAACAACAGTTAGAACAGCTATTGATCAACAACGATTACCAACAGCAGGAGAGATTGGAACAGCAACAGCATTTGGTACAGCATTTGGTACTGGCTTTAAAGGTTCACTAGATTTTGTTGGTTCTCTTTCTAGTAAATATGGTGGTAAGTCAGCAACTGAAATAGATAGTCTTATCACAAATGAAGATAAATTAAGGTTAGAAGAGCTATTAAAAAATACTGATAGTGACGAAGCACAGAAAATTGCTAGAGGAATAAGAGAAGGTGATATTGGATATACAGATACAGACGGGTTGATTGACCAAATAGTTGATGGAGCTACTTATGAACAACTGATCAATACAAAGCTTCAACCATTTCAAGGCCTAGAAGAAGGAGGTATTGGTAAAAAAAGAAGAGGTGCTGAATACCTTAAAAAAAGAATACTCAAACAGTTTCCAGTTAAAGGTGCTGACCCTATTGATGCAGAAGATACAGTCAAATTCATAGATAAGTTTGCAGATCGTTTAGATGATGTATCTATATCAGTAACAAATAAGATAGGTCCACAAGGTAGATATAACTTTGCTACAAACTTAATTCAAATAAGACAGAAAACTATAGATGAAGGTGAATTGACTGAGACTATGGTCCATGAATTATGGCATAGTCTTTCTAGATATTTACCTAAGAAAGATTTAGCAAAATTAACTAAAGATTTCCAAGTTGAAAAACTTGACTACCTTACTAATTTAAACAAGAAAATTAAAGATAAAAGTTTATCTAAAGGACTACTTGTAGAATACACAAATGAACTTAACAAGTTTAAAAAAGGTACAGGATATACAGCAGAAAACTATAGATATAAAGATATAGATGAGTTCTTTGCAGAAAACTTAAAAGATATATCTCTTGAAAGATTAGATGACGACTTAGAACTTGCCCCTTCTGGTACGTGGAAAAGAATTACACAAGAAGTTTCTTTATTTATTAGAGATTTATTTGTCAGCCTTAAAGCTAAATTAGGTGGTCCACAATCTCAAAGAATATATAACGACTTTCTTAAAAATAAGAATGTAGTCAAGCAAAGGAAAGGACCATTAGATTCACCAGACTTTGATGAAGCCATTGAAGATTCTATTGACAGTATGGGGAGACAGATAAGACAAGCAAAAACTGAATTTGAAACACAACAAAAAGGTAATGATTTTGAAGGACCGACTAAAGACTTACCAAGATTTAATGATGATGATGTTTATAGAAGACCTTCTAAACCTATTGATCCAAACGTTAACAAAAGGATCTGGGGGTCAAGACCAGAAGATGTAGATTTTACAGATCGTTTCTTGAGAAGTGAAATAGAAACTAATCCTAGATACCCAACATCAATACCAGATGAATTTGCAATTGCTGAAGCAGATAATATTTTATTACCTGAATTAAAAAGAAGATTAGATTATTTAGCTAGTCGAATAAGAGGTAAAGATGATAAGAAAGCTTTACGGATTCAATATCTTTCTGCTTTAAGACATCAATTTAGACTGACTCAAAATATTGTTAATACAACTCAAACACTTCAAGATGCTGTTTTAAACCAAACTGATTTTTCTGATGATTTATTAAAAGGTTTAGCTAGATCATATTTTGATATTTTAGATTTAGTTACACCTACAAAGATTATCGGTAGTGAAGCTGCTGGTACTTTAAGAGCAAGTCAATTAATACAACAACCAGGAACAAAACGTATTCCAATAGATGAGCAAGTTAAGAAAGGTTTTGGAGGAGGAGAAACACCAGCCCAAAGAATTGCTGCTGATAAAGCAGGAAGAAAAAATACAAGACAACTTGTAGAAGAAGCTCAAACAGAAGCTGCTGAAAAAGCTCTTATCCCAACAGAAGATGAAATTCTTGATGCTCTTATACGAGCAAGAGACACTGGTAATATTGAAGATTTAGTCAGATTATCAACTCAAGTACAAGCTATGAATGGTGATATTAAAAAGATAGGAAAACTATTTGAAGGCATGACATTAGGAGACAGGGCATTAAGAGGTTTAAAAGTTACAAATGAAATCTTTATCAACTCTATTCTTTCTGCACCTGAAACTCACATAGTTAACGTTGTTGGTTCTGCTTTTAATGTTGCTTTAGGACCAGTAGATCTATTTTTAGGAAGTCCTCTTACAGATACAGTTTCAAAAGGAAGAGCTGTTAACGAATTAGTAGGAATGCTTACCTCTACTAGAGAATCTTTCAAGATGGCTTCTAAAGCTTTCTACTTAGATAAAAATATATTAGATCCATCAAGACAATTCGGAAAAGATTCTTCTGATAGATATGCCTTCAGCATGGCAGGTGATTCACCTTTAGCCTCAGTTATTAATACTTTAGGCACTTATGTAGTAAGGATGCCTGGAAGATTCATGATGGCTGGTGATGAATTTGTTAAAAATATTGCTTTCCGTTCTCATCTATTAGGTAAGTTTTCAGAACAAGCAACTTTAGAAGGATTACAAGGTCAAGAGTTTAAAAGATACGTCAAGAAAAACTTTGACAAAGTAATTGAAATTGTTAATAAAGAAAGCGTTGAACCAGGAACCAAAAAGAATATTCTTGATGCTTATGTTGAATCTTTAGATTACGCAGCAGATAGAACCTTTACACAGGAATTAGGGCAGGGCTTTGGAAGAGAAGGTGCAGGAGCAGGTACTACTAAAAAGTTAGCCTCTATTCTTAAGTCAACAGGATTGAAACCTATTGTTCCTTTTGTTACTACACCAGTCAATATTGGTAAGTCAGTACTAAGAAGAACAGGTTTCCAGATACCAGGAGCAGGTGCAAAATATAACGCTACTTTAGGTAAGATTTTAAAAGAACATAACGATAGATTATATAGTTCAGATCTTGCTACAAGCCAAAGAGCACAAGGAGAAGCTGTGACAGGTGGATTGATATGGGCTTCTTTAATAACTTTAGGAATACAAGGTAATGATCCTGAAGCAGAAATAGCGTTAATGGGTGGTGGACATCACAACAAATACAAAGCACAAAATGACAGAAGAACAGGAGTACTACCTTATAGTCTTAGGAAAATAAAGAGAGATGAAAATGGTGAAGTGATCAGAAGTAAAGATGGATTACCAACATACGAGTATTACGATGTCTTGGATCGACTAGAACCTATTGCTTCAATGCTAATGATTGCAGGTGATTGGGCGCAAATGTCGCATCACATGGAGGCAGATGATGAACAGGAAGCAGCTAAAGCTTTAAGGGTATTAATGCAAAGAAACTTCTCTAATAAATACATGCTGCAAAACATTGGAGAACTATTTGAGATTGTTGATGATCCAGCTAATTTTGAAAGATGGATGAGAATCCCTGCAAAATATGTTGGCTCTGTTGTTGGTTATCCATCATCAATGCTTGCTTCTATTAAAAGAGCATATGGAGAAAAATGGACTAATACAAGTATCGGTAAAACTTATACAGGTAGATTTGCTAAAAAGAAATATGAAATTCAGGAAGGTGATTTAACTAAACAAGAAATTAGAGCAGATGGAACATTGAGAGACACACCAGAAACACCTTTTATTGGTAATGCTTTAGATACTTTAGGCATACTCATAATGAGAGAACTTGCAGATAAATACCCTGGTTACAGTGCAGATCTAGAACCAATGGTAAGTCCTACAACTGGAAAAGTTATGGAACGTCCGTCAGGTTTAGGAACTAATTGGTTTATGCCTCTTAAATACGGAAAAAGCACAGACAATGTAATTGATAATTTTATAGCAAGAGCAGGAGTTCAACTAGTACCACCTGATTCAGTCATAATGAAAGACGATACAGGAGATGGAATTAAATTAAATACTGCTGAATATAATAAATTAAAAAATTTAATTCCTTTTATTAAAATAGGTGGAAAAAGATTCCCTGAAAGACTTTTAGAATTATATAAAAAACCTCAAATTAAAGACATGCTATACATTATTGAAAATGGAGCAGAAGATTCACCTGATAAACAAGCAGATTTGAAACTTAAAAAGAGACAAGCTAAGCTATTACGAGCACAAATAACTAAACTTTATAATGGGTATGCCGATGCAGCAGAAAAACATTTTATAGAAAATATGCTTGATCCCGAAATAAGACAAGCTCGGGAAGCAGAGCAAAAAAGATCTGTCAATCAACTTATTCGCAACCTCAACTTTTAATTAATCATGGCTACTAACACTGCTGCATCTTTTACTAGTCACACTGGCAATAATACTGCTGGTCCCTTTTCTATCTCCTTCAGTTACCTTTCTGAAGATGAGATAGATGTAACTGTTGACGGTGTCTTAAAAACTAAAACTACCCATTACACCTTTCCATCAGCTACTACCATTTCCTTTACTTCAGGAAATCATCCGGCTAACAGTGCTGCAATTAAGTTCCAAAGAGATACAAATATAAGTGCTAAAAAAGTAGATTTTGTAGATGGAGCAATTTTAACTGAAGCTGATCTTGATACAAATACTGAGCATTTATTATTTGGCTTACAAGAAGTTCTTAATCATGTAGATACAAAAGTATTTACTTCTAGTCAAATAGCTGATTCTGCAATTACAACAACTGAAGTAGCTGATGCTTCTATTACTGCAGCAAAATTACATGGAGATACTGTTGTAATTAATAGTGAACAAGCAGGTGCTACAGCAAATGACACTTCTTTCTTTACAACATTAGCTTCTGATAGTCGTTATTTTAGACAACATAGTTCTGAAACTATTCTTAGTGGAGTTTCTTGGAGTTCAAGTGATGGCTATGTAGCAAGTACAGCAGCTATTGATGCTCGAATTATTGATTTAGTTGATGATGTCGGTGGTTTTGTTCCAATAGCAAATGAAACATCTTTCCCTGATACAAATCCTGATATAAATAATCCAGATGGAGCAGGAACTTTAATTAGTATTAAAGCTCTTGCTTCTAACCTTGTTTCAAATGGTAGTGGAGTAGCAACAATATCTAATGGCAACGCATCTAACAATGCAACTATTACTATTAATGGTTTAGCAAATAGTACAACTTATGCAGCTGGTTTTGGAATGATTGTAGAGACAACCTCTACACTTCATACTTATACATTTCATAGACAAACACCAAAAGCAACTGAAGTAACAACAGTTGCTGGAATATCAGGAAATATAACTACAGTTGCAGGCATTAGTTCTAATGTAACTTCAGTTGCTGGAAACAGTTCTAATATTAATTCTGTTAACTCTAACTCAACTAATATTAATACTGTTGCAGGATCAATTAGTAATGTAAATACAGTTGCAGGTTCAATAACCAATATTAATACAGTTGTTACAAACTTAGCAGCAGTTAATTCTTTTGCTAATACATACAGTATTGCTGATGCAGATCCTAGTTCAAATTTAAATGTTGGTGATCTTTACTTTAATACTACAGGTAATGAATTAAAAGTATATAACGGCAGTAGTTGGCAAGCAGGTGTAACAGCAACAGGTAATTTAATTAGTAAATCAGGAGATACTTTTACAGGAGATGTAATTCTTAACGCCCAATCGGATTTACGTTTTGCTGATGCTGATAGCACACATTACATAGGTTTTCAATCACCTAGCACAATTACTAGTAGCTTTACTCTTACTCTTCCTGCTACTGACGCTGCTGTTTCTGGTTATGTATTAGCTAGTGATGGATCAGGAACTTTATCTTGGGTCGATCCAGGTTCTAGCTCAAGTCCTACTTTTACAGGAGATGCAACGCTTACAAATGATGGAGCTTTAATTGGGTTTTCAAGTTTAAATGCAACTTATACAGGCAATGTAAAAACATTTACAGTTACTGTTGCAACTAAGACTGTTGCTCATAGATATAACGGAACTGGATCAAGTTCTGGATACAAGATTGATGGTAAAGAATCTCCTTTTCTAACTCTTACTCCAGGTCGTACATATAAATTTGATCAGGCAGATGGTACTAACTCAGGTCATCCGCTACTTTTTTATTTAGATGCAGCAAAAGCAGCAGGATATTCAACAGGAGTTACTACTAGCGGTACTCCTGGTTCAGCTGGAGCTTATACACAAATAGTTGTTTCAGATACAACTCCACAGGTATTGCATTATCAATGCTCTGCTCATGCATCGATGGGTAATAGCGTTCAAACAAATAGCAATATTGCAGCAGCTCCAACCGAAGTAGTAGTTACAGCCGAAAACACAACAGCCGCTACTGTTTATCCAACTTTTGTAGGTAATGGTGCTACTGCAACTGGAAAATTAGATATAAGTACAGATACAGGTTTTACTTATAATCCTTCAACAGGGATGTTAACAAGTACTGGGTTTACTGGAGCATTAACTGGTAACGCAAGTACATCTACAAACGCTACTAATGCCACAAATGTTACGGTTGCTGATGAGTCATCTGATACGTCTTGCTACTTATTATTTGTCACCACAAATAGTGGCACTCTTCCTCCGAAAGTTGGAAGTAATTTAACCTTTAACTCAGATACTGGAATATTAACAGCAACTGGTTTTGCTGGTAATGTCACAGGTAATGCATCTGGATCTTCTGGATCTTGTACAGGTAATGCTGCTACTGCAACTACAGCTACAACAGCTACAAACGTAACAGTCGCTGACGAGTCAAGTGATACAAGTTGTAATGTCTTATTTACAACAGCTGCAACTGGTGATTTAGCTCCTAAAAGTGGTACTAATTTAACCTTTAACTCAAGCACAGGTGAATTAGAAGCAGATATTCTAAAAGATAGTAAAGGCGACCTGCGTTCTATACCTCAAAATACTCAAGCCTCTGCTTACGAATTGTTAGCAGCAGATGCAGGTAAACATATTCTTGCAAGTGGAAATGTTACATGGGTTGATAGTAGACATGCTGCTGGTGATGCAATAACAATTGTCAATAATACGGCTGGAGATATAACAATTATAAAAGGAACAACGATGTATAACACAGCTGATGGCAACAATGCGAACCGCACTCTAGCATCAAGAGGAATGGCTACTATTTTATGGGCTTCAGATACAGTTGCTTACATCTCAGGTGCAGGGTTGAGCTGAATATGTACCTACTAACTAACACACAACACAAAGATTAATTATGAGCCCTATTCAACAAATGTTTTTAGGTGTAGGCAAAGGAGCAGTTGAAGGACAACAACAATATACTTCTGCTGGTACATATTCATGGACTCCCCCAGCAGGTGTAAGTTCTGTTTCTGTTGTTGCTATTGGAGGTGGTGGAGCAGGGTCTATTCACAGTAGCGAAGGAAGCAACGAAGGAGGCGGTGGAGGTGCATGTGCTTATAAAAATAATATAAGTGTAGGAGGATCAGCTCTCACAGTTGTTGTAGGAGCAGGTGCAGCACCAAACTCATCAGCAGACGGCGGGGATTCGTATTTTAGTACTACAACTGTCTTAAAAGCAGTTGGAGGGAATAACCCAGGCTACACTAACAGGCTTGGCGGTGCGTCTTCTGATTGCGTTGGTGACGGTTCATATAGCGGAGGAAATGGCAGTAACGGTAGTGGCGGAGCTGGCGGCCAAGGTTCAGGTTCTAACGGTGGAACTGGTGGTAATAGTAGTAATTCAACAACTAGAGGCTCTGCTGGAAATGGCGGCGGCGGCGGCGGGGCGGATGGTGCTAGTAGCTCGACAACAACTTACACAGCTTATGGCGGTAATGGTTCAAATACTGGTGCTTATATTGGGGCGGCAGGTGGCGGCGGTTCTGGGGCTGCTGGGTATGGTGGTGCAGGTGGCGGTGGGGGTTCTATGGGTACAGTTACTGGTACCTCTCCTACTAATGGAAATAATTCCTTCACCATATCTAACATCAGTGCATATCTTGGTGGTCATGGTAGTGCTTTTTCTGGAGGTGGAGGCGGTGCAGCAGGAACCTCAAACACAATGTATACCTTATGGTTTTTAGGTGGAGGTGGAGGTCCAGGAGCTGTTCGGATATTATGGCCAGGTGATGTAAGACAATTTCCAAGTACACAAGTTGGAGACATCTCATGACTCTTTATATAAAAGTTGACGCTAGTAACAACCCTATAGGCCACCCACATTTAGAAGATAATATAAAACAACTTTATCCAAATCATGATTTTTCTAGTCCTCCTGCTGGTTGGCTTGAATTTGTAAGAAAACAACCTGAATTAGGTGTTTATCAAAAATTTAACGAAACAATCGGTGCTGATATTTCACTTGCTTACAAACATAATGGATTGGAATATAAATTAATTGACGGAAAGATTCAAGATTATTGGAATTATATTGATATGACTGATGATGAAAAAAAAGCAAAACAAGATGACATCAAGGCAAGATGGGCGGCTTTAGATCCTGCTGGTCCTGCCTCTTGGACTTTTGATGAAGCAACTTGTACTTATAAAGCCCCTGTTGATACACCTTCTGATGCTGCATCTCCTGATAATCCAGACGGTGTAAATTATAAATGGAATGAAGAAACCTTAAGTTGGGATAAGATATAAAAAAAATAATTAATTATAAACACTTCGATCTTAGTTAATAGACTTCATAATGTGGCCTATTAAATTTTTTTGAATATTATAAATACAGCCCAGTAATTTTTTATGGTTAAAATCCTAACCTATGTCAATACTGCTGTTCTTTTAATAGCAGTTGGAGGAGGAGGTTTTGTTTACATGAAAAGAGCTGAATTTGTAAATGACATGATCTTTACAGTTCAAGATCAATTGATTAGAAACATTCAAAGTCAAATACAAATTCCTTCTATTCCTAATACAACAGGCCCAACTTTACCTTTTAACAGATGATCCAATTTAAATCATTTAATGGCCTAACTTCTCTTGTGTTAGGTGGAGGTTTGATAGCCACTAATTTTATGAGCCTTAATTTGTTGGCTCGTAAAGATTCAGGTATTCCTGATATAGCAAAGCTTTCTAGCACTCCTTATAGTTCAATTCAAATAAGAAGTGAAAAAGCTCCTGATGGTGGAGAAGAATGGACTTTTGCTTCTAAGCAACATGATCCAAAGCTAGTCACAACAATCATTGATGATGAAAAACCTACCTTTAATGGTGGGGTTAAGAAGAGATATACACACAAACAAGATGTGGCTCAGTTTGCAATCTACCCAAAAGGTTCAGATGGGAAACTTACAGCAGAACAAATAGCTTGTATTGAAAAGATGGCACAAGGCAAATCAAATGGAATGATGATTGCTGATGCTACTTCTGTTCAAGTAACTCCAGCTATAGCAAGCGTTCCTATCGTAGGACCAGTATTAGCAGGAATATTCTTTGGTCAAGCTAGGAAGCAAGTAGGAAATGCAGCTAGTGATCTTGCTGGTCAATGGAACGACTGCTAGGTGGAATTAAATCCTCCTTTTATAAACGAGCCAAAGGTTAAAGACTTACCAGAACTAACAATAATTCCTCCTGCTGAAATAATCCCTCCAACTACTTTTGGTGAATTGCCTTTTGGTTTTGTTCCAATTATTGAACTTCCTTGTGTTGTGGCCAGAGATAAAAAGACTGGAACTGGTAGTGAAATGTTTAATGTAGATCCTAAAAATAATTTAGTGCTATGTGATTTTGCTCCTGCAATGTATATAGCCCCTGATCTTTATGGTGATATACAACCACCAAAACCTAATACTGAACTACTAAAAGGCTTAGGCAATGAAGGAGAGGAAGTGAAAGAAAAGGATAGCTCCAATAACAAGGACGGAAATTCCAATGTAGGACAACAAAATAATATTCCAAATATTGATGGAGAGTTTATTGCAGATTTATTACCTTGCCCACCTTTAGACACACTTGCTAAAACTCCTATTGGTTCGTTAGGTAAAGGAGGTCTAGCAAGGATTAAAGGATGGAGAAGAGATCAAGTAACAGGTAAATGTGAAACAGTGTGGGAAGGTTTAAACCCACTAGAAATAGCAGGAAATTATTCTCCCCCCGTTCCCTTGCTGGTTTCTACAAGTGCAATAGCTGTGACCAGTATTCTTGCTGTTGGTACGTTGCAGCCCTACATAAAAATAGTTCAGAAGCAGATTCAGAAGCAAATAAAGAAAAGGTCTAAGGTCTTGGCTAAGAAATTATTTAAGAAGAAGGAGAAGTTATTGTCCCTTTCTGAAAGGAGAAAGGCTCAGAGGGATCTGCGGAAATAGAATGCTGATGGTCAATCAACGTATTAGGTTTTGATACAAGTTCTATGTCAGCACAAAGGACTTCATACTTAGTTCCTTTCTTAAACCTAACTCCATTTTGCAGGAGGTCTGCACAATGCTTTGCTCTTCCTAATTCATAGGATAATCTGGCATCTTCGTGTTTAGCCTGTAAAAGATTTACTAAATGTACCTGAGATTTACGACAGTTACGTACACTTTTTCTATCTAGATTAATATTGTAACTCAAACTAATTCCTGGGGAAAAAGCATAATTTGTCTTCTCAAATCTCTTTACTGTTCTATACCCACGTACTAATGTTGGGTCGTCAACTTCTCCATCACCTATCTCATTTCCGTTTTCATCTATTGCACCTTTTACGTCTTTAGTTGAATAAACAGGGTCAAGAAAACTATCAACTTTTGGTGTACCTCCAGAATAATTGCCAGTTAAAAAAGGTTGAATAACTAAGGTGTCACCTTGGCATTGAACTTGATTTAATGATAATGTATTTGTAAATTGCTTGCTCGGCATGTTCATGACCCCTAAGTTTGTAACACTGCCAGATGAGTTACTAATCGGATTATTTGTCATTGTAGTATCTGCAATTACAGGACTATTTATTAACAATAGTGCTGCACATAAATACCTCTTCATTGAGTAAATGTTGACATTGTTTCTGTTACAGACTCGGTAAGAATATCTCTACTAATTCGGGTAAACGATTTTAAGCCTGGTCCATGATAACTTTCAAGAAGGTTTGTAGCTGCTCCTTGGGTGTGCATAGTTACCGTAGGTTTAGTATTAAGGTCAATCCCATGATGAGTAGTAGTAATTCCATCTACAACGTGAGTACCTGTAGTAACTGTTTTAGGTAACATATCGCCTTGAATATTTAAGTTAGTACCACCAACAGAATATTCATAGCCTGTAGAATATGACCACGATTCTATTAACTCAGTTGTATTTTGTTTGCTTTCGGTTCTTGCTGTAGTAGATCCTGAGTTAAATCCTGGAATAACTGGGACTGCTTGTGCTGGAACGGATAAAAAGATAAAAAATAATAGATAGCGCATTAATCACCTATCGATAAAGATGAAGTTATTGATCCAGTTACGCTAGTACCAGATTTACCAGCAGTTAAGCCAATAGTCCCACCAGATACGCTAGTAATTGTTGCAGCTAATCCAGTATTATCTCCTCCAGTATATGTAATTGTATCTCCCAACATTGGTAAACTTCCGACTGCTCCGTGACTTATAGATGTTGCGCTTGGAGTATCATCACCTTGAAGGAATGTTTCGCTAAAAGTTGTAGCTGCGCCTGCGGTCGTCTGGGTATAGGAACCTGAGCCATGCGTTGCAGCAACTCCTGTTAGAGCATTATTTGATGCTGCTGGAACGTCTAAATGTCCCATTGTTCCTGCTGTAACTCCAGAGCTAGTCATAGAATATGTGCTTCCAATGCGTTTTGCGTGAGAATAACTTCCGTCAACTGACGCTTGCGCTGTAGCTGTGATCTTATGGGTAATGCCTCCTGCGTTAACTGGAGCTGCTAATAGGATCAGCAAAAGAAAGTGTTTCATGTAAGCTTGCCTGTTTGTGGATCTACTTCCTTACCAGAAATAGGATCAATGCGTGGTTTATCTGGAACAAACTTTATAGGAG